AACCTCTATTGAGGTTAATATGATATGATGATCGGTAGACGAGCCTATTACGTCAGTTCTCGATCATATCTGGATAGGGTTTGCGAACACCCAATAACGCGAATGTCCTAACGCTGGACGTGCGTGATCAATTATGTATCAATTATTTGAATTATTGTCAAATCCTCAATCTATTTTTAAGTTCTTGCATCTTAGCATAGGCACTTTTTTGTCCTACAGGGCTATAATCGCCTGCTTGTGCATATGGTGAAGCTCCTACACCTGAAGGTTGGTAGTATGGACTACGCTTATTCGCATCCACTTTCTCTTGAATAGTTGATTGTTTTGCTTCTGGTTTGTCAATGCCAAGCTCTTTTATGTTTTGATAGACGAGTTTCTGACGCTCAAAGCCCTCAGGCATACGTAATATCGTTTCGGCAAGCTTAGGGGCTTTTTGAGCAAATTTATCGGCTAGCTTAAGAACATCATAGAAATCAGGGTTATTATCTAAAAACATTTCTTGTTTAAGTTCATCTTTAGCTGCTTCTTTAGCCATCATCATAGCTTTCTGTATTTCAGATTGAGTTGCTTGACCAAATTTGGATAACTTTTTATCTAGTTTTTTGTGGTCAATATATGGATCATTTTCGTTTTCTGATTCTTCTTGTGGCTGTGAACGTGCTTCTAATTCTCTAGATAGTCTTTCTCTTTCGGCATTAACTTTATCAAGTTCGCGCTGATATTTTGCCTCAAGGGCACGGAAATTCAATTCTTTATCTGTTGGTTGTTGTTGTTGATTTTGTGGTTCTGGTGTTGTCATAGACTATCCTTTGTGCGATTACGCTGCACGGCGGTGGATATTAATTAATTATTTAAGTATATATCAATACAAAAATTACATAGCAAGGACAATATGAGACTTGATCGCTTAGAAACACATGACAGGTTCGCTTATTTTACAAAACAGAAGTTCGATATCTCAGAATGTTGCCAAGATTTGATAAATCAACGTCCTTTTGGTAATCATCCTTTTTACATATTTGCTCATGCTAGAACTGATGATAATGATGCTAGCAAAAAGCGTCTAATATGGCAACCAAGGCTTACAAAACCAAAAGCGCAATCAAACTCAATGTGCTTTAAGGTATATCCTGGAACTGATGTTGTCAAAGTAATATGGATAATTCCGGCAATGGAACTCTGGAGCCAATATAAAAAGGGAAACATAACAGATAACAAAACAGTTCGTGATAGTATCGCAGCTTATCAGCATGATCGTTCTAAACTGGAATCGAAAGAAGACGATGATTTGAATGATGAACAGATTAAAGCGATCTATATGGAATTGGGCCAGCAATGGAAAATGGTTTAAACAACACCTCTTGGAGGTGTCTTCAACTTCTTAGGTGTCATTGCATGCATTCCCATAGTGTCCTCACGAACTCTACCTAATTTAGCCTTAATACCAGTGCCGTAGTTATCACCCATGCCGTATTTGGTATCTGAGGTATGAGCAAACTTATTCCTTCCTACTCTTTTTGGCTGTTGCCTATTGGCATCTCCGCCTTTCATTCCATATGACATATTAACCTAAATCATCGTCTTGAAGAGTGTTTCTTCTTTCACAGGGAAGAGTATCCACTTCTCTTTTAGGATTACCTGCATGACCCACAGGTTGTCTATGTCCTAAACCATAATGAGTGCCAGCATTAACAAAATTACCAGAACGTTGGTCATATTGTGGACATCTAAAATCCCATGGAGATTTAACGCCATCTATAGGTTTATCTTCTGGATTTTGTTCTTTGATTTTGATAGGATCTGCAAAGCCAGATTTAGCCGTTTTAAGACTACTTCTATTCTTTTCTGAAGCAGTATTTTTATAAGACTGAACGGTCTTAGTATTTTTCATATATCCTCTAAATAAATATCCCGTGAGTTAATTATCTCATTTCCACACTTAAGTGACGTCCTGGCATTTTAAGCCTTGCGCTTAGACGAACGGGAGTAAATTAATATCTATGACCAGGCTTCTGTGGATGGCTCATAACTTTCTTCTTGGACATCTCTTGCTGTGATTTAATAGTCTCTGTAGTATCTTCGTAATGCATCAAAGAGCCTACACCTTCAGCAGAGGATTCATCTTTAGTTTTATGTGGCCCATCTGGAAATACTGAGTCTTTGCCTTTAGAACCTGCCCAGAATGAATGATCATCAATTCTTTGACCGCCGGATTTAACTCCATGACCCATTTTTTGACTATCTGCCATAATTACCCCATTTGAGCCATGCGGCCCTGTTGTTGATTGTTAGTTTGCATACTACCTAATATTTCTTCCATGAATTTCTTTGATGCCAAATTATGTTCCACATCTGTTCGAGCTTCTTTTTCGATTTCTTCCTCATCATACTTGATAGATTCAAGTTGATTTGCTCTAAGGAATGTTTCAACTTCTCCAAATTTTTGTATAGCCTCTAGCATTTTTGATAAAGCATCCATCTTCTCACGAGTAGATATTGCGTGATTCTTACTAATCTCTGAAATCCTCTCTTCAAATAATCCCACATTGCTTTCTGCACGAGAATCTCGTTCTCTAGCCATTGATAACTGATTATGAATCTTAGCCATAAGCTCTTTCATCTTCATCTCTTCAAAGCTATGCTGAATATTTTGAGATTCAGCTTGTACAGCCTGCATTTGCTGCTCTTGCTGTTGTAGGTATGGGATGATCTCTCCTTTGCCTGTTATGTTCAACTTAGGGATGATCATTGATGGGGGGAATACTTCTCTACCAAACGCCTGATTCATATCCATCATTTGCTGCGCTTGTAGATTTTGTTGTGTTGGTGTTAGATCAGATTCTTCGACTAGCACTTGGTATTTAGCAAATACTTTACTATAGAAGTGTGGCGACGGTTCTTCACCTATCATTAATCCAACTTTCTCAGCACTCCAATTGTTTAAGACTATCTGAAGCAGTCTATCACCTAGTAACTTGTCGCTGAAGTCCCATTGATCAAAATATTTCTGGAACACCATGAGATTAGCAGCTTGTTTAAGAAGAACAGTGAGAGATGAAACCTGTTTGTCCTGCTGTCCTGACCAATTCTCCAAGTTGATACCGGAAGTGGCATAAATGAGGTCTGCCATTTGTTGAGCTAAAGCAAGGTCAGATTCCGGTACTGCACTTGGTATAATCTTTTCGCAGTCGGAAAGTTCATAGCCTTCATTAATGATAACATCCCAACCTTGGCCACTTTTCTTGAGGTTATCTTCATTGGCTACAGCTCCTATTTTCCTCTTCCATCCTGCGTTAATTGTGGCAGCGGCAATGTCATTGTTAGTGATGATCTTGTAATTGTATAGGAACTGTGGATCGCGCATTGTACGCACAAGACTACGAACACGCAAATCAAAGTAATTAATATGAGGTTCATAATTCCAGAAATAAGGTATGAAAGGACAGTTATCAAATCCAAGGGGATTGTCTCCTTGAAACATGAGCTGTTCATTTAAAACGACGGCAAGTTTCCAACAAGGGGTGTCAACTGTAACCTCTTCCATATCGGGAATTGAGTATAACAACTGTTCCAAATGTCCATCGTCTCCAGCAAAATCAAAGAATTGATTGCGTGAGCGACTATAGAGTCGTTTCTTTTTACGCTTCCATTTGTACCATACATATGACAAGACCATGAGATCATTTCTTGCCATGTTATAGTTTTCTGGAAGGAAATAGAAACTACCATAACGTTGTGGAGTGCCAGCCATAGGCGCAATTGCCTCAAGCTTATCTGGGAATCTATTTTCAGCTTCTTTTTTGCTAATATATTCTTGACACCAAACAAACTGAGCATCCGACATATCGGGTGATCTAAAGTAAGGATCGACCAAGAACGCGTTATATTCCCATATCTTAACTTTAAGTGTCCCTTGGGCTTGGTCATCATCTGAATAATCTAAATAAGGTTGAACTAAACACATGCCAGCAACAGCAGATAGCTCTTTTGCTTTGCTCTTTTGCTCATGTATGCAACCCATATTAGCGGCATGAGTGATTATTTTCGTATATTGATCTGTAGTTTGTGGATCTGCGCCCTCAGTAGGCACATAGTAAAATTTTTACGGTGCTGACGTTCATAGCCTGTCACCATGTTAATCGGCTGTTGTATTAAATTAAAATAATACTGCTGATAACTAGTTGTAGGGCTGAAATTGAAATACCTGTTAACGAACGTTTGGCTTCCGGCATAAAATAATGTCTTGACATTGTTACTCCTCTAACGAGGGGATTGGTCATTTCTGCCAATCTCTGCAATTTCATCTATAGTTGCAGAACAGACTGTCGCATCCCATTTCTGGGCCCTCTCGCTCAGTCGTTCACGGTGCTTTCGCTTCCGCCCTGTCACCCCATCGGGCTTCCAAGTCAATCAGAGAGGGTTTAGCATCGACTCATTATGTTAATCGATGTTTGACTGGTTCCATCGGCTTTGCTCAATCTTTTTTTAGCCGCTCAATCAAATTCAGCCCATTGAATAAGGCTGAAATTTACTATATCTTTCTGTTACTTTTGTGACCTAGTGTCCTAGGCGGGGAAACCTCTTCGGATCTCCCTCTCATAGTTACCCATGAGTTCAGACTATCGCTTCACCTTTCGGTGTCCTCTCACTTAGTCGTTCAGGCTGCTTTCGCTTGCCCCTTGTTGTCCCAGTGGGAGTTCCAAGTCAATCAGAGAAGATTTATACAACCCATATATGTTTAGGTTGTCGAGCCATTGCCTAACGTTCCCTTGGTTCGGTTCAAGGGCGTTATTCCCATTTACATTGGCTCATCCTCCGCAGAATTTACGGAGGATAATAAAACGACATTTACACTCCCGGTTATGAAATCATATTCCTCTATAAAATTTAGTTTACATTTCACACCATATTTCATAAACATAATTCTATCATAATTTCTTGCAGCATCTATTTCAGATACATGTCTTCCAATATCTATATTTTTACCATTAATATAAATTGAAGAGATCCAATTTAACCTTGTTTTATCCCATCTTACACCATTATATTTAGATGGAGTCTCGCATCTGTAATGACGAGTATTTTTTCTTTCAATTTCATCATTAGAATTATCTTTTGCTGTTCCAGCATAAAGATGATCAGGATTTACGCATTTTGGGTTATGACATTTATGTAATATCATTAGGTTTTCTGGTATTTCTCCATGCTTGATTGCATAAGAAACACGATGAGAACCTCTATTTCTTCCATCTATTTTAATAACAGCATGACCGGAAGGATTTATAGCTCCTTTCCAATTCCAACAGGTTTCAGTTTTTTCCACTTTTTCCCAGAATCTTTTTTCAACCGATGCTGTGATATAAATAGGTAAATTTGTTTTTGGCTTATTAGACATATAACCTCTGGAGTTAATCTGATGAAAGAACATGCCAGGCGGATCAGAATTCCGCTTTTCGAGTGCCCTCTAGGCATGTTAAGGATATATTATATTGATTGTTTGATTTTAATTCAAGCAATAAATCATCTTGTCGGTTGAAATCTAGATCTGAGGTAATTTTCTGAAGTCTCTTGTTTGTAGGGCTGATAAGTAGCTACTTTATGGGTGTAACACGCGTACCTCATTGCGTCAATCGCATGATCCATCTTCTTGATAGGCTCATCATCACCTCGTTTAGAGGCTTTATCATCCCATACATAGGACTCTATTTCTTTTATCAGGTTGGTGCATCTCTCTAATACGAATAAATTCCCCTTGCGCATTTCCGATACTGTGTAATCAATGCCATTAAAAACATCGTTATCTGCATCAACCATAGATACACCGCGTCTACGCATTTCAGTCTTAAAAGCTGCCGCTGAGGGGTCAATATATATCTGTTTGACACTATAGGGTTCGATGAATTTACATAAATCATCTGCTAACTCGCTATTTGTTTTGTGTCTTTTGCTTTTATGATCCCAATATAGTTCATCTTCTACCCAAAGACATTTACCTGTCTGTGTCTTAACTCCAGTGTTAATACCGACCAAAACAGCCGCGAAAGGATTGCTTGCTCCATAATCAACTCCACAGATCCAATATTCTGCGGAACGAGGAGGTTTGGAGGTAACATGTATTTTTTTATCAAAGCATTCGAATATTGCACCTTCAGCAAGACACCACAAGCCAAGATAATTCCGCTTATAAAACACACCTGTCGAGCTATTTTTGAGCATGTCTTTGTAGTTTTGATCGACAAAAGGGTTATCTTCTAATGTAAAATGTAATGCGTAATAGTTTTTATCTCCTGCATCGGCCTTGTCTATCCATTGCTTTATAATATGATCAGGATATGTAGGGTTCATTGTGCAATGAAGCTTGCTGTACGGCTTAGACAAACGTGAATTAATCATTTCAATAATAGATTGCGGGTATAGCGTAATCTCATCGCAATAGACTAATGAATATGTATCGCCCTGAAATGATCCTATTGCACCTTCGTCTTTGGCACCTAACACAGTTATCTCTTTATCTTTATAGTATAGCTTTTTACCCGACCAAGAGCATGCAGAATTAAACATACTAAACTCTGGAGATTGTGTAATCAGCCTCACAACATTTCGTAGAGCCGTATCAAATGTATGTCCTACAATATAGATTTTTGAGTCAGGACATAATTCAGCATCAAGCATAAATGCCATGGTTCCACCAACTGTTTTGCCGGTTCTCACACTACCGTGAGCCATGTTTATCTTAGCTGTTGATTTTGTTATATATTCGACTTGCTTTTTAGACAGGATTTCTTGCATAGTTCCACACTATTACCTGAAGGCGGTTTTATGTCAAAGAAAAAAGAGTATCTGGAACTATTTAAGGAAATGTATGACAATATAGACAAATTACCTGTTGAAGGTAAGATGAGCGCTGTCAATCATTATGATTTGATGTCTTTGTTGTTGTTGTTGATTGCCTGGTCGGAAGAGGACCTTAAAGATGAAAGTTGATTCATGAGAGCATTTAAGCGCTGAATATCTTCTGCTGATGCTTGTTTTACTTCTTCTTTTTTAAGATTAGAATCAAATATTTTATCTTGATCTTCTGCATCGGATAGTTCACGATCATACAATCTGATATAACGATGAGCTAAACCTTTTTCTAGTTGTTGCTTATGTAGTTTACTAGCTAATGCAGCTCTTGCTTTCTCGTAATAGGGTCGAAACTCATCTTTTTGTTTTAATAGTTTCCAATGTTCATAGATAATACTATGTTTTAATGCATACCAGAAACTAAATGAAGTACGAATTTCACTAGTTTCTTCCGTAGCCCATTGGACTAGGTCTTGGCCTAATTTGATACATTCTTCTTTAGGTGGTGTAGTAATACGTGGTGCTCCGCCTGGATGAGCCATTAATGATTAGCCTTATTTGTTATATAACTACTGTTGTAGTTGAGGTGAATTTTTGTCAAATATATTTTTGTGATGAAAAATTGTGGTAGTATGTATAGACTATGCGGATTATTCGAGGAGATTGGAAAATGAGAGATAGATTAGATAATTTTATATGGTTTTGTTACAAGGATAAGCAGCCTGAAAATAATATGATTGTGTATGTTTATTTTCCAGGTGAAACCGGGGTTGATGTGGGGTTAGCAAATGATTATGAATGGGACGATGATATGTATTGGTGCAATGTGTTTATTCCTGATGCGCCAAGGATTGAGAAGAAAGATGAGGAAAGAATGAGTCTTGAAGAGAGGGTTTCCGTGTTAGAACAGGTAGTGTTGAGGTTATTATGAATATTCAGCTAGATCTTTTTGACATGACGAAGGAAGAGAAGTCTAAGAGGGAAGTACAAGAGAAAATTGAGGAGATGGCGACTGGTAAACATACGCGGGGTAAGAGGGGAAAGGATCTGTGGGAGGCGCACGTTAAGAAGATGGCGGAATTGTTTGGTGAGGAAGAATGAGGGAATTTATTGATTGGTGGTTAGTTCGCTTTCTTTCTTTATTTAGTGATGTTTGTTTATTTTTTGGTCAGCATTTGAATTATATGGCTATGATTTGCAATACTAAGGCTATTCAGATAATATCTAAGTATGTAGATGATAAGGAAGAATGATA